TTCCTAAAGCGTGCAACTTTTCTGGGCTCATATGAGTTTCCAATTACTTTGTAAATATTATTGGGAAATTTTAATTGTTATAACCAGTGGACGCACTGCCAGTAGGTCGATATGAACCCGCTGGACTAATACTTACAATTCTATTGCTATTGGGATTTATTAAGTAATCTTTCCCACCTGAAGTAATATGCACATAGCCACTAGGATCAGTTTGTTGACTTAGTATTGGGCTTTTTGCTGTAAAGACATCTCCCATAGAATTTGTGCTTTGTGATGCAGGTCTATAAACAGGAACTGGAATAGAACTACCTCTACTTGCAATTACATTTAAATCTTGAGCAGTCGGTGCTATTGAACTAGCATAACTATTCAACATCAAAGATTGCATATTAGGGATCTGGTCTTTATTTTGATTTAACGCAGTCACAGCATTCTGTGCATCTGTAGTTTTTGCTATTCTGGCTAAATTAGAAATATCAGTTGCGTTTAAATTTGGATTTGACGCTATGGTTGATAGGAGCGTTGGATCGGTTATTCCAAACATACTAGATACATTTTTGTATGTATTGTATTGACTAAGCAAAGAATTTTTATCATTAACACTAGTTAACGCCTTGATTTGATCATCAATCGACTTTGTTGGATCATATGTAATATTATTAGAAGGTTGTGCTTGTGCAGATAATGAACTACCTGTTTGTGGCACTATTGAAGGATTTGATAGTGGAGATAATGAACTACCTGCTTGTGGAGTGTAAGATGGTGTTACTTGACTTCCAGCAGGACTCATAGATTGAGAACTATCAGATGGTGAATAATAAGATGGTGGCAAAGAAATAGCATTATCTGTAAATTGATTCTGATTAAGTAAAGTAGAAAGAGGCGATGTAGTTGTATCAGTGTTTACATTACTTGCATTTGATGGAGACGTTGGAACTCCATAGTTTGCTGGACCAAATGAATTGATCGTTGCATAGGATGTGCCTGGATTCGAAACATAGTTACTTGAATCTGGGTTTACATAACTTGCATCTGGCGGTGCTGTTGGCAACGAATAATTTGGACTAGAAACAATATTTCCGTTTTCATCCATGTAAACTTGATTTTGACCAGAACCAAAAATAGCCATGACGCTCTCCTTAATGTTGAATAATGCCGTTCGTAATCACAACAGGAGATGTGGTTAACTTGGATACAGCGTTGTTTAAAGTGGTTAAATCAGTGCTCAAAAGCGTGTTATACGCACTAGCTTGATTGGTTAAAGCAGTTGACAGGTTAGTAGCATTGGTAGACGCCATGCTTGTTAAAGCTGTATTAGCGCTAGTAGCCATACCTGTTAAGGCAGTATTTGAGTTACTGGCCATACCTGAGATTGCAGTTGATGCGCCATTTGCAATGCTCACAAAAGCCGTATTGGAATTAGCTGCCATAGAAGCCTGATTGTTAGACCCAGTATTAGCAATTGAAGCAAACGTACCATTAGTATTGATAGCAGTCGCTGTAGCATTGTTAGACTGTGTGGTAGCCACTTTAGCGTTTTCATAGATGCCAAATCCTTGAACGACTGTGGGTAACAACAACGATGCCCACTTAAGCGCATCATCCCCAGAATTCCTTGGTGCGTCAATCTTTTGATCTTGACCGCCACCATTCATACCCATTTGCATAGACATGATAGCGGCTACAGATGCAGTTGGATCGCCTTTCTTGACCACTTCAGCCAGCACTTGGTACTTGGCTTTATCAGCCTCGGCTTTGTAGCGGGCAATCGCTACTTGAGTCTCAGAATACTTCTGGTAATCACTGGTTGAAGAGCACCCAACAAGCGCCACGACTGCGAGGGGGATGGCGTACTTAATCATCTATTTTCTCCTTGAGGGAATCCCTCACTTGGTTGTAACTGGTGATGCAGGCTTGGAGGGCTCGGATGGCTTTGTCCCCGTCTGCTGTGATGGCAATAAGATTTGAAGAAGTCTGTCCGTCAAGTTCGGCTCTAGCTTGAGGTTGATCTCCTCCGGCAGTTCCGGCGGCGTTGGCGGAACATACACTATTGGAGGTGACGGGGATTGACAAGCGCATAGCCCCAGACTGCACATCAGCAGTGAGCTTGCTAATCTTAACTTGAGCTTCATTGTTGGCTTTCCTCAAAGCAGATGCAGTCTGATTGACTTTCTCGTTTAATTCTCGTTCTTTTGCTCTGGCTTCGTCATTGGCTTTTGCAACTTTTGCCACAGCTTCTGAATAGCACTCTTGATAGCCTTGATGATGTCCATAGAAATATGCTCCTAAAATAGCGCAAATTGCACCGATGATTAACCAAGGATTAAACATTTGAAGCCCTTGCTTGAGCCATTCTTTCACGCTCATGGTCAGCTTCTAACGTGGGAGGACTCATGGGAGGAGGGGGTGGAGTCCATCCTGCCGGGCTCATCATTACAACTGGGGCAGGTGGGGGCGCTACATAAGCATCCTTGCCAGCCTTGACATTGTTCATCATAGCCGTTGCTTCATTGGTCAAACCTTTGGTCATTATGCCTCCAATACCGCCTACAATCAACAAAACAATGTCGTTGAGCATCTTGGTAAAGGCCTGGTCAATGGGCGCCATAGCCTTGATAGGCTGGCTCACAAACATCACGCTATAGATCAGCGTGACCACAATAAAGAACAGAATCAAGGTCACTGTAATAACAACAAAAGCCCGAACTCGGACTTCTATGTCATCGGCAGACAGTCGATCCTTGGGGCTGTTGAGGAGCGCTAGGAGGATTTCCTTCAATTTTCTTCTCCAAAATGGGTGCTACTAAATATTCAGGACAATCTTGATCAAACTCACATCTGGGTTTCTGGCACATTTCTTTGTTGAAATTATCAGGGTCTTGGCAAAAATACCTGTACTGGTCATGGCAACCTGTACACAAAAATGGGAAAAGTATACATATCAATATTGAAGTGTATACAAAACTGAATTTTTTAATCATTTGCCTTCAATCCTTGCCAAAGCTTTTTCAACTCTGATTTCCATAGACCTTACATCGACATACATCCATCCCAAAAGAGGCAAAAACAACAAAACAACAAACAAAAGAACAACGATTAAAAAGAGGGCGAGTGAGTCAGACTTATGATCATTCCCCATGTCCACAGTAGGAGGAGCAGAGTAATTACTGTAACCACCATTCGATTTTGAATTAGCTCCGCCTTTTGTTCCCGTTGCCATTGTGCTCTCCGTTTTGCCAGCATCTCCTCTCGTTTAGCCATCGCTTGCACATTAGCAATATGCCCAATTTGTTTGTTCACCCTTGTGTACAAGTCTTTTAATTCTTGTGGCACGTGGTAAACCATGTAGTCAGTCAAATCTTGATTTAACTTTTCCATTTGAAGATTGGCAATCGTGATCTTGATTGCCGCCTCTTCTCCTTCTTCAGAACCAGCATGAAGAGCAAATTCTTCTTGCTCTTTCACATAATTCTTTAAAGCGTTGTACGCTCTATAAAACTTGATCAAAGCATCACTGACTTGTTGGTAAATGAGGTTTTCATCAAACTCTGGGGGCGGTTCTTTTTTCTTTTTGACAGCTTTTGGAGCCGTTTTTTGCACATTTTGTTCAATTTCTGGTTTTATTTTCTTCTGAACACCAAAAATAGCAGTTAAAAAACCAAAAAGACCTTTTGCTTTTTTTTCTACTTTCTTTACATCTTTGACGATGCCATCAATTTCCTTGACTGCATCGGTGACAATTTGCCGTCCTTCCTTGTACATCTCGCACGCTTCTTTGCACATTTTGAATGCGCCAGATGCCAAAGCGACAAGGGTAAACGGATCAATTTTTACAACCCAAAAAAGTGTTTAAAAAATGCCCCGGCAACACCAGGTCCAAGTAGGACAAGAAGCATGACCCCGTAGATCAAATATTCGATCTTGGTCATGCGTCTTTCCCCTTCCCTCAAAGACTGTGCGATTTGCCTATAGCGCTCATCGCATACAGCAACATGGACCGCCAAATCTTTATCAGTATCAGACATTTAATCAAAACCCCTAAGTGTTTTGGCCAAATTCTTTTGACGTTTTGTGGTTGAACTGTCGCTTGGCTTAATTTTAAGTTTACTGGCAGGAATATTTTTTCCGGCAGGAACTTTTAATTTAGCACGCAAAGCGCCAGGATGTTTTATTGCCTTGTTTATCCACTGCTCAGCCATGATTAGGCCTCCTTGTCAGGTTGTGAAACAACAGGTGCAATAACGTTGGGGTCAGGAATAGTATTGGTCACAACACTGGCCACAGGTGCAATATCGTTGGGTCCAACATCTTGAGGTTCCGTAACAACAGCTTCAACAGCCGGTGCAGGCTCTTCTTCAACAGGGGCAGAAACAATAGGGGCAATGTAAGTTGACGCAACAGGAACTGCCAAAGGTGCAGGAGGAGGCACAACAGCAGGACCAGGCTCCTGGTACTTGGTGTGTAAGAAGTCAATGAACTTGTGCATCTCTTCAGATGCCTCAGTTTCAAAGTCTTTTAAATGTTCACGGATTTCTTTTAAAAATTGCATGATTACTCCTTTAAATTAAGATTTTGGTGCTTCAGGCGCAGTAAATTCACCTGTCTCTTCGTTGTATGTCCAACCTGGTTGAACATCTGATCCAAATGGAACCATTTGATCTACCAAATCAGGATGAAAACATTGATCAATTGTGAAACCTGCAATAGGAGCACAAATCTCAATTACGATACCGTTATGAATTCTTGCGTACATATTTAATCCTTACCATTCAACAATGACCATGCCGGGGGAGCCATTACCACCTGCGCCACCACCACCGGGGTATCCACCATAGTATCCACCA